TCATGCCTCTTCTTCCTCGATAATTCCGTAGTCAATCAGGACGTTCTCTTCGGCGTACTTCGGGCAGACAATACCCATCATCTCATACCGATAACGCCTCACCCGGCGAAACGACTTAACCGCCTCCGGTGCAGAGGCGGCAGTCTCGCAGTGCGCATACTCCGGCATTTCCGCAAGATCATCCCGAACGGCACGGATAAGCGCGTCCGCCACATCATCAATGCTCTTGCCGGTTTCCACGGCAACCAGTTCATGCTTCCGGACTGCCTTATCCAGATCACCGGGGGAGCGAAACAGCTTGTATTTCATATCATTGCCCGTCCTTTCTCTCTATCGGTCTGTCTATTCTTCCTGAAATCTGTTCTTTAGGGACGCAATCATCGCTTGCGCGGCAATGCTCAGATACAAAACTCCAATTTCATAGATAAAGTCGCGGTCGATTACGATAAAGTATTCTCTAACGTGTGTAAAAACCAGTTCCATCAAGTCCCTGTACAGTGGATCATCAAAGGGCTTGAACCGCGTAAACTTGCTTTTGGCAGCGTCCCATGTCATAGACGCTTCGCCCTCAGCACTGGTCATTGCCTCACAGAGAATCATGCTGATGCCCATTTTCCCGTTACCGGTCAGGAGTTCTCCTTCGTAATAGCTGAGTAGGTCTTTCTTGCGCCGAAGCGGAATCATATCGCAGTTGTCATCCAGCTCAAATGCAATCAGCTCCGCAATCAGTTCCCGCCAGACTGCATAACCGGCGTTTATGGTTCCGTCCTCTTCGCGGCTGATGGTATCGTCCATGCAGTATCGCTCAAAGAAATTATCTCCGTCAATCTCGTTGCGGGTGCAGAAGATATGCGCCAGCTCATGCAGAAGAATGTGTTTCAACTCTGCCGGATGACGCGCTATGTCTGTGCGCAGAAGGATTCCGTCCGCGCCGTCTCCTGTGCCGACGAATGCAGAGGCGTGAAAGTCAAAATAGCCGTCCTCTGTATATCGGTCTTCCAGCCGGTCAGGGAAATACTGCTTGCAGAACTGCTCAAAGACTTCCTGCTGGTTTTCCGTCTGAAAGCAGCACAGCACAAGGTTGTCCTCGCTGAACTCCGTTCTCAAGCGTTCGTTAAAGATGGAAGCAGCATAGAAAAGGGCTTCTTTATAGTCGTTGTTGTTCATCTAATTACTATCCTTCATCCTCATTCAGCCCTCCGGTCTGACATTTTTCAGGAAGTCAGAGTGCGGTACATACGGCAAGTTGAGCTGCCAGCCCATGCGGTTCAGCTCGTTGAGCTTGATCAGCATCAGGTTGATGTTTGTTCCCATTGCAGCAGAAAGCTGCACCACATCGTAGTCCTGCTTCATCAGGTCAATCAGCTCATCATCGTCAATGATCAGGTGGGAGGCAAACGCATTCGCCTCATATTCGTGTTTTGTGCGCATATCGAACAGCACGAACTCCGGGAGCGGTTCGTTTCCTTTGGCAAGATCACGGTGAAAGGTATCATGCCCGATCTCGTGACCGCAAACCATTTGCATGATCAGATACTCCATGCTGGAGTTCAGAAGAATATGCCGCTCTTTATGGCGGTAGGTGTACATTCCGAGCAGATCGTTCAGATTGTCAAGAAAATGGAGATGAATGCCCAGCTCACGGGCAATCTTCAAGGTATCTCTTGTTCCACAGCTTTTGACAATGCTGTTCGCCTTTTTGTATATTTCCTCGGAGCGAATTATCACGGGACCTTCACCCCTTTCATGTTGAAAACAGTCAAAGTAAATCCGTCAAGAAACCGAGACGTAGACAGTTATTCCTCTGCGTCCGTACCGGTCTTCTTGTATTTCTTCGGCGTGTATTTCTCAACATTCCGGGCTTTGGATTCCCAATATATATCCTGCAACGCCTTCATCACCGCATCCTTGTCCTGCTCAGACAGCGTACCGCCCGCAAACAAGCCGGACATCCCTTCAATCAGGTCCTTTGCCTGTTTCATGCCACGGGAGCCGTACTGCTCGGATGCCTGAACCACAAACTCTTCGTCCTCGGTCAGCAGATAGTTCACATCCACCTTGAAGTATTCCGCGATTTTTCTGTAAGCGTCCTTGGTACGGGGAAAGGAAATGCCGTTCTCGTACCGGGTAATCATACGTCTGTTGATTCCCAGTGCATCGGCTACTTCCTGCTGGGTCAGCTTCCGCTTCTCCCGTTCAGCCTTGAATTTCTCTCCAAACGTCATTTTGGTAATCACTCCTGTTCACAAAAAGTTTGCGACATCAAATTGCGCAAGTCTATTGACAAAGGCACTTGAAGTGCGTATAATAATGACTGAGTAACCCAACTACTCATAGTATATCCTGAATTGCTCATCCTGTCAAGGGGCATGAGTAGTTGTACACGAAAAAGTTACATCTTTTGAGCAGTTCAAATGGACAGGCATTTATGCTGCCGAAGATCATCCGTACTGACATACACCGGTATAAGGGAACAGGAGTGAGAAAAACGCAAATGGCTACACAGTACAGAAAAGCATACGTCCCGGTTACGCTGGATGTGGACAAGGAGGGGGCAATCCTCCCTCGCCTTATCTGGTGGGACAACGGTGTGATCTTTCAAATCGACCAGATTCTTTACAAATGCCGCGCCACATCCAAGAAGGTTGGGGGCGGAGGCATCCGTTACACAGTTCAGATTCGCGGAAAGGAGTCATTTCTTTTTCACGAAGGAGACAAGTGGTTCGTCGAAGCAAAGGAGGACAACTGCTCATGATTTTATCCCAGCGCCAACTTGAAGAAATTGCAGCCTCAACAACAAAGGACTTCAATCGGTTCTTTTTCGGGGATGAGGCGGACAAACCCGACCGATCAGCTTTGCCAACACCCATTGATCAGTTTGCAAAGAATTATCTCGGTCTTCGCGTATCATTCGCCCGTCTCTCGCCGGATGGAAGCATCTGCGGTGTCACTGCCTATGCCGACACTGAGTACAAGATCACGGAGCTTGGCATTACGCGCACACTGGCTTTGAAGCGTAATCAGGTCATCTTGGACGAGAGCTTCATTCGATCCGGCAACGTGCAGCGGCTCTGCGCCAAGCGCAGATTTACCCTTGCCCACGAGTGCGCCCATCAGATTCTCTTCCAACTGGAATCGGAAGATGTAAAGGCATCCTGCGAAATGAGATATTCCGCACGGACAGCCTATACGCCGCGAGAGCTGAAAACCCGCGAGGACTGGAACGAGTGGCAAGCAAATGTCTTGGGCGCGGCGATCCTGCTTCCTCAGAAAGAGGTTGACCTGGCAATGCGTCGGTTTGAAGAAACGCCGCTGATCAATTACGAGGGGAGGTATTCGTATGGTGATCACTTAACGCTGCGTCTTTTCTGCCGGTTGTTCGGTGTCTCCAAGACAACGGCGTCTATCCGCCTTCGTCAGCTCGGCTACATGGTAGATCGTCCACTCTGTGAGTATGTTGACCCATTGGAGGTATGGTAATGAAGAGAGCATCCATTCGGGTTCAGGAACCGACGCCGGAGCTGACCGAAAAAATCCGCAGGGCAAGAGTTGCCATTTCCCAGCAGAAGCCCAGATACCTGAAATGTCCGTATTGTCAGCATAATGCCATTGCTGTCTACGAGGACACGAGAGGTCATGTAGAATCCAAGTGCAAGAAATGCGGACGGATCACAGTCTTTGATGTGCTGAACATGAGAAGACTGCGCCCGCGTAACAAGTAAGAATCAGAGGACAAGCCTCTGTTCTAAAATAAAATATATGTCATAGCTGAGCTGTGGAGCCGCCTGATAGGTGAAGTCATCCTAATGCCGCATGAGACAGAGTTTAATTGCTCTGTTTTATCGGCATGGGATTCAAACCTCACCGTCATGCGGCTCTTTTTCTGTCTTCACCCTTCCCGCTGCTCCCGCGCAGCGGAAAGGATGAACAATGAAAATCCCTAAAACCCCTATCGCGTTCGATTACGACCTCTGGACTACGGAGGACGGCAAGTGCATGGTGCGCGTGAAACGAACCGGCGAAGTTTCCGAGGTTGACCGCAAGGTTATGAGAATCCTTCGCGCAGAGGAAAAGCGGATCAGACGCTCGTATGGCTCTGACAGCACCTCCGAGGATGAGGACGGCGCAGAGAAAATTTCTGATACCGTGCTGTCCCTTGACGCTATACCGGAGGACGATGTGAAGTCCGCTGCATGGCTGGCAGACTCCCGCGACTGCATGGAGGAACTGATCACCGCCCTCAAAGAGAAGGAGCTTCTTTCCATTCTGACAGAGAAGCAGCGCGAATTGTATCTTGCGATGACCCGTGAAGGGCTGACTCTTCGAGAGTTTGCCCGGAAGAAAGGCATCGGCATCAGAGCTGCATTTGACCTCAAAGCAGCGGTGCAGAAAAAATTTCAAAAAATTTTTTGAGCGGTACTCAACAAACGGCAAAAAGATGTCCGTTGTAAAGTGAAAGGGTCAATCAGACCACTTCGCTGTTCCTTGAAAACTGAATAGTTCAGTGCTGCGGATCTTTCCGCTTCTGCGAAGCAACACAGCTTCCGACGCCAAGACCTCCCAAAAGGGAGTGAGCGACCTCCGGAGAGCTATAACAGCCGTGTGGTGCGGCTGCTTGCGACGATGCAGATGCCGGGTATAATGATACTTCCGTCTTTTCTTTGAAGGGGCGGCTCGGAGCGATCCTCGGAGGGGTGAGAGTCCCATGATACCGATTAACCGTTGGTAGTCCGCAGCATTCCCGGAACTGCAAAGTTCTTCTGGCAGGGGCGCGAGCTGCAAATATGCCGGACAACGAAACAAACCCAAAAGAAACTTACTATATAGTTTCAGGATGAAAACTATGTGGCAGAGTGTCTTCACAAGATGCTCTGCCATATCCTTTTGTCCTGAATATTTCCACGAAACAGGAGGTGCTTAGAATATGATGGGCATTGAAACAATGAAAAACGTCAGCCCGAAAACGGTTGACCGAAGCACACTCGTTCAGAGAAGCAGCGTCCGGCTTGATCCTGCGGCACCGCGAGAGGACAGACTGAGGGAGTTCATCAAGCAGATCAGAAATCCTTATTGTTATCTGGACGGGAAGACAGTGGTGAAGATCAGCTTCGCCGCGACGGACACGACAATGGAAGATTGTCTGGAACACTATCTGAGAGGTCTTTGATTTATGAACAGTCTGAATCTTTTCACCCGGTTCTATGGACAAGCGATTGAGCCTGTGGTATAATGAAATCGGTCAAAAAAAGATGAATACGGATTAAGCCGCTTGCCCGGATGGTCATGTGGCGTTTTCGTGTTTCTCTTCATAAGAGTTGAAGCAAGCCTTCGTCTTTCTGATTTGATGTACCACACCAAACAGAAAAACGGAGGTTATTTTTATGCCAGATAAGGTTTACCGCACGGCGATCTACTGCCGTCTGTCCCGTGAGGATGGAGACAAAGTAGAAAGCAACTCCATCGCCAGCCAGAGAGCCATCTGCGAGGACTACATTGCAAGGCACGATGATTTAGAGCTTGTCTGTGAGCCGTTTGTGGATGACGGTTACAGCGGCGTTTCCTTCAATCGTCCTCAGTTCAAAAAGCTGGAAGAGGCAATCCGCAAGGGTGCGCTTGACTGCATCGTGGTCAAGGATCTCAGCCGCTTCTCAAGAAACTACATCGACGGCGGACGCTACATTGAAAAGATTTTCCCGCAGCTCGGCATTCGCTTCATCGCAATCAATGATGCGTATGACAGTCTGACCGGTGATCCGCAGTCCGACTCCTTTGTCATCCCGTTCAAAAACCTGATTAACGATTCTTACTGCAAGGACATCTCTATGAAAATCCGAAGCAGTCTGGAAGTCAAGCAGAAGAGCGGTGAGTTCGTCGGCTCGTTCGCGCCTTACGGCTACATGAAATCGCCGGAGAACAAGAATCAGCTCATCGTGGATGAAGCGGTCAGCGAATATGTGCAGATGATCTTTTCCATGTACAAGGACGGCTTCTCCATCGGACGTATTGCAAAGCGTCTGAACCAGATGGGCGTCCTGTCTCCAATGGAATACAAGCATTCCGCCGGTGTGAAGTTCGACACCGTCTTCAAGACCGGCGATACCGCAAAATGGACATACAAAGCCGTCCAGCGTATTCTCACCAACGAGGTTTATATCGGCGTTCTGGCTCAGGGCAAGCGCGGCACTCCCAACTACAAAGTCCGCGTCGTGAAAAGCAAGGATGAATCTGAGTGGGTCAAGGTTGAAAATGCGCATGAAGCTCTTGTGTCCTACGAGGACTTCATGGCAGTCAAGGTCATGATGCAAAGGGATATGCGCTGTTCACCCGATCAGAACGAGGCGCATCTGTTTTCCGGCTTCCTGTTCTGCGGAGACTGTCAGCAGCCAATGATCCGCAAGACCGTCCCGTCGAAGACGAAAAAGTATATCTACTATGTCTGCTCCACTAATAAGCACAGCCGGACGTGCAGCCCGCACAGCATCGCCGCAAAAGAGGTTGAGGAAAAGGTCTTCCGTGCCATTCATGACCAGATCGAGCTTGTCATCAATTTGGAACACGCGCTTGCGATGATAGAGCGGCTTCCGTCTCAAAGTCGCAAGGCTTTCAATTACGAAGCCCAGATTGCCAAAATCGAGGAAGAGATTGAGCGGTATCAAAAGCTCAAGCTGGGGCTTTACGAGAACTTCATCGGCGGCGTCATTGATAAGTCGGAATACTTCGAGTTCCGCAACAGCTACACCAAAATCATTGAAGACAAGCAGGACGCGCTTCTGCGTGTCAAAAAAGAAATGAAGCAGACGGTGACAACCGGCACGACTGAACGGAACTGGGTAACGCTTTTCAAGCAGTATGAAAACGTCGAAGAGCTGAACCGCCGGGTGCTAATGTCGCTGGTTGACCGCATTCTGATTCACGAAAACCATGCAATCGAAATCGTCTTCAAATACAAGGACGAATACCAGCAGACACTTGAATACGTTCTTGGTTATGCCGACGAACTGGATATTGCCGTATAAAGGAGGGATGAGCAAATGGCAAGAAAAAGCAGAAAGCAAATTGCGGTCGAAGAGCCGGTTATCGAATCTGTTTCTTCCGAGGTCTTCTCAACAGCCATCTATGCCCGTCTTTCCGTTGAAAACAGCGGCAAGTCCGAAAAGGTGGATGTCATCGCAAATCAGATTGAGATTTGCAAGTCCTACATTGCAGAGCGTCCCTATCTGAATCTGATAGATACCTATGTGGACAACGGACGAACGGGTACGGTTTTTGATAGACCGGAGTTCAACCGTCTGATGAACGACATCCGCACCGGCAGGATCAAGTGCCTTGTAGTTCGTGATCTCAGCCGGTTCGGGCGTGACTACATCGAGGCTGGAACCTATCTGGAACGGGTCTTTCCGCAGATCGGGCTTCGGTTTATCGCCATCAAAGAGAACTACGACAACTTTGATACGGACGGCTCCGGCGAAAGCCTCATCATCCCTCTGCAAAACATGATCAACACCCTTTACTCGAAGGACATCTCCCGCAAGGTTTCTACTGCGCTCAAAGCACAGATGGAAAGTGGAGAGTTCAAGAAGCGCAATCTCCCGTATGGTTATCGCTGGGATGAAGAACACAGCAATATGGTTTTCGATGAAGAAACCGCACCGATTGTCCGGAAGATTTTCCAATGGAAAATTGAAGGATTGTCCCTTCCTGCGATTGCAGACCGGCTTGATGCAATGAACGCGCCCAATCCGGAGTTTCAGAAGTATCAGGTCGGCGTCCGCACAGGCAATGCTACGGCAAAGAAGATTTGGAACAAATCTTCACTCACTACCATTCTGGATAATCCCCATTACGTCGGAGATACCGTTCTCGGACGGACGCTGAACGCCATCTATAAGGGCGTCAAGAATCAGCATATCGACCGCGAGGAATGGATTGTTTTTCCCAATACTCACGAGGCGATTATCTCCCGTGAGGACTTCCAGAAGGTACGAGAAATGCGGAACGCTGCTGCAAGGACAAGGGTTGAGAAGATGGAGCGCACGGAGGAAATTCGCGCTACACTCGTCAATCTTTTTGAAGACAGAATCGTCTGCGCAGACTGCGGCAGGAAGCTCTATTTCCATCGCAAGCGCGTTGACAAGCGCAAGGACGGAGCATGGTACGCCTTCTATGAGTGCAGTTCATCCGTCAAGCGCGGCAATCTCTGTACGCCGCACTATACGCGGCAGGATAAACTCGAAGCCGATGTGCTTGCGGCGATCCAGCTTCAAGTCAAGGCGGCTCTCAATTACGACAAGCTGCTTGCCAAGCTGAGAAACAGCGAAGGTGAACGCAGCATCCGCGATCAACAGAATGCGCTCATTACAAGCCTGAATCTGAAACTCAGCGGCATCTCCAAGAAACGCACCCGGCTCTATGAGGACTTCACGGAAGGCATTCTCGATGAAGAGGAATACACCTTTGCCAAGAAAGCCTACGATGAGCAGTATGCCGACCTTTCCCGGCGGTTGGATGAAGCGGTTCAGCGGAAAGTAAGATTTGCCGAGGCAATGTCCGAGGACAACAAGTGGCTCACGCTGATGAAATCCGTCAGCGGTACAACGATGCTCTCTCAGGAGTTGGTTGACGAGTCCGTAGAGCTTGTGAAAGTCCATGAGGACGGATCAATCGAGCTGGTCATGAAATACGGCGATATTTATGCTCTGACCGTTCAGAGTATCAAGGAAGTACAGGAGGCGATGTAAATGAGCAAGGAATACAACATCGGCATCTACATCCGCCTCTCAATGGCTGATGAGGATACCGGCTATGGCAGCAAGGCGGAAAGTGACAGCATCGGCAACCAGCGTATGCTCATCAACCGCTTTCTTGACAATCATCCGGATCTGTCTCACTGTCAGCGGTCTGAGTTTGCGGATGACGGTTATACCGGCACGAATTTTCACCGTCCTCAGTTCACGCAGATGATGGAGAAGGTCAAGCGCGGCGAGATTAACCTGATCTGCGTCAAAGACTTTTCCCGCTTTTCTCGTGACTACATTGAAACGGGAAACTATCTGGAATGCACTTTTCCATTCATGGGCGTCCGCTTTATTTCCATCAACGACGGCTATGACAGTGACGATTACAAAGGCACAACGGGCGGTCTGGAAGTGGTTATGCGCAGCATCATCTACGCCGCATACAGCAAAGACCTTTCCGTAAAGACCACATCGGCAAAAATCCAGATGATGAAGCAGGGCAAGTATGTCGGTGGCTACGCCCCATACGGCTACGTCCTGCATCCCACCATTCGGAACAAACTTGCCGTAGACCCGGAGGCGGCTGATGTGATCCGACGTATTTTCCGCGAGGCGCTGGAAGGCAGCAACACCTCTCAGATCGCCCGCAGCCTGAATGATGACGGCATCCCGACGCCGGGGCAATACTTCAAGAGCAAGCATCCCGACAAGAAGAAGTTCAGTAACATGAGCGAGAAAATCAGTTGGGAAACCGTGATGGTCTATAACATCCTCAAAAACCTTGTTTACACCGGAACACTGGTCAGCCGCAAAATGAAGTCCTGCGGTGTCGGCTCAAAAAAGCGTGTTGTCAATGAGCCGATTATCGTAGAAGGTACGCATGAAGCGATTATCAGCAAGGAAGACTTTGAGCTTGCTCAGAAGGTCATTCGAGGCGGAGGACGGAATCCCACGCGCAAGCAGCATGACTATCCGCTCAAGGGACTCGTCCGCTGCGGTAACTGTAAACGTGCTATGACACGCCGAAAGAACAAGGCTGGCATTCGATACTTCCAGTGCATTCACTCGGTCAACAACGGAAACACAGACTGTCCGGTTGGCAGGAGCTTTCCGGAAATGGATATTGAGAAGGTTGTCTTCCATGCCCTTACTCAGTTTCTTGCTTTGGCACAGAAGGAAGCAATACAGAACCGCGAAGTCGGTGATCTGCGGAAATCTGCCATCAAGGAATGTGCTGATAAAATCCGCACTCTGCAAAAGCAGAACGAGCAGCACAAGGCGTCCAAGCTGAGGCTCTACGAGAAGTATGCAGCCGGAAGCATCACGAAGGAGGCGTACATTCAGCAGAAGGCGGCAACGGATGTGAAGATTGCTGAAAACGATGGAGTAATCCAGCGCAGTCACGAGCGGATGAAGGAGCTTGACTCCGAGACCGCCTGTTCAGATGAAAAGCTGGATGCGGTCTGCGAACAGTACGCCGACTGCAAAGCTCTGACCTATGAGCTGACCCACGCATTCATTTCTGCGGTCTACATTTACGATCTTGACAACATAGAAATCGTCTGGAAGTTCAAGGACTTCCTCACTACATCAGAAGGAGAAGCCAAATGAAAGTATTTCTTTATATCCGCGTTGCCTGTGCGGATCAGCTTGCGGCAGCAGACCAGCGGGAAGAGCTGGAACGCTATGCGAAGGACAAAGGCTATGAGGTGGCTGCTGCTGTGGCGGCAGACGGCATCTCCGGCGTCCATACGGAAGGTATCATGAACTTCCTGCTGAACGAAGCCAAGCGTCAGGACATCGGTACGATCCTCACCCGTGACACCTCACGGATTAGCCGGGACACTTCCTCTTTCATAAGGTTTGAGCGAAAGTTCAGGGAGAACGGCATCCGGTTCGAGTATCTGTCCAAGCCTGACAACGAGCTTCCGGTCACTCCAATGATGGAGGCGTTTGAGACGGCGTATAAGAAACGTCGCACAAAGAACGGCAAAAGAGCATAGAGAAAACGCAAGCCGTTCACGGGTGGTTGTCCACCTATGAACGGCTTGTAAATTCTCAAAATTTTTTTAGTCCCTACTTGACACAAGAAGACCTTTCCAGACTGGGACGTAACCAACTTCATACCGGTCTCTACATTGAGGAACGCTTTCCCATGTTCGGCGTACGCTACATCGCTATCAATGACAATGTAGACACTGACAGCAGCGAGAGCAATGACCTCATGCCGTTCAAAAACTTGTTCAACGAGTGGTTTATTCGAGATACCAGCCGGAAGATCCGGGCGGTGCTGAAAGCCAAGGCGGAGCGTGGAGAACGGCTGGGGACCAGAGCGCCTTATGGGCTACATCAAGGATCCGGAAACAAAGAAGCTGGCGGTAGATGATGAAGCAGCGGCCATCGTCCGCAGGATATTCGCCATGTGCGCCAGCGGCAACGGCCCCAGCCAGATCGCCAGAATCTTGAAAAAAGAACAGGTGCTGACGCCCACCATGTACGCCTATACCAGGTATGGCATGAATCATACCTGTCTGGACACCGCACATCCATATAACTGGTCTGACAGTGCCATTGCTAATCTTCTGGAAAACGAGATTTATCTGGGCAATACCGTCAACATGAAATACAGCACCAAGTCCTATAAGGATAAGCGACGGGTGGAACATTCCAGAGAAGAATGTCTGGTGTTTAAGGACACCCATCCCGCTCTCATTACCCAGGAGGTCTGGGACATCGTGCAGCGGGTGAGGAAGAACAGACGCCGCCCTACGAAGATGGAAGAACAGAATAAGTATTCCGGTCTTGTGTTCTGCGCCGACTGCGGCTCCAATATGGTGCTGCACCGGGCACGTACCACGTCTGCCAGCTACAACCATTTCACATGTCGCACCTACAAGAAGGATGGAGAATCCTGCACAGGCCACTATATTAGGGAGTGCGTTCTGGATGAGGTGGTGTTGGAGGATCTGCGGAGGGTAACGGCCATGGCACGGGAACGTCCAGAAGAATTTGCCGCCTATATTGGCAGCAAGCAGTCCGCCGAGATCCAGCGTGAAATTCGCAGGCAGGAGAAAGAACTGGCCGCCATGCGGAAGCAGAAAGCCGAACTGGATGCCATCTTCAAGAAGCTGTATGAGGACAGTGTGCTTAGCCGCATTACTACAGAGCAGTTCCAAATGCTCTCAAGCAGTTACACGGAGGAGCAGAATCAAATCGCCGCAGGTATCCCGCAGAAAGAAGCTGACATCCAACGCCTGCGGGAAACGGTGAGCGGGACGGATGGTTTCCTCGACAAGGCGAAGCGGTACATGGACATTACGGAACTAACGCCGGAACTGCTGCGGCTGTTTATTGAGAAGATCGTGGTGCACGAAAAAGAGGTGAAGTGGTCTAAACACGCGCCGCAGACCGTGGAGATCTACTACAACGGCATCGGCTTCATAGACAAACAGCATCAGGACATGGAAAGCCTGCAACCCCTGAAAACAGAAGAACCCCGACAGGCATCGTAAACACGATAACCTGTCGGGGGATCCCCGGAATTAGTTGTTACCCCTGTCAGGGGGGAACAACTAATTCCGCTCTTCTTTGATAAGGTAAAATAACTTGCGCAAATTGAAAATCGCATAAAAGAAGACATAGCTTGCAGGCTCTGGTAGAATGAAGTTACCACACAAACATTCGAAAGGAGACAGCAAACTATGTCCGAGAAAATTGTACAGCTAAACGAGGAAGTAATCAAGGGCCAAATCAAGGAATTGGTTCGCGGCAGCGTGGAGGAAACCCTGAACGAGCTGCTGGAAAAGGAGGCGGAGTCCCTGACGCAGGCGGCCCGCTATGAGCGCAGCGAGGCCCGTCAGGGCTACCGCAGCGGACACTATGACCGAAACCTTACCACGACCTCCGGTGACGTTACGCTCCACGTCCCCCGGCTCAAGGGCGTGTCCTTCAAGACTGCCATCATCGAGCGGTATCGTCGCCGGGAGAGCAGCGTGGAGGAAGCCCTCATCGAGATGTACCTGGCGGGTGTTTCCGTGCGCCGTGTGGAGGACATCACGGAGGCACTGTGGGGCAGCAAGGTTTCGCCCGCTACCATCAGTGAGCTGAACAAGAAAGCCTACGTCCACATCGAGGACTGGCGGAACCGCCCCTTGCGGGGCGGGCGCTATCCATACGTCTACGTGGACGGCATCTACCTGCGCCGCAACTGGGGCGGAGAGTACGAAAATGTGGCAATTCTGGTGGCAATTGCCGTGAATGAGGACGGTTTTCGTGAGGTTTTGGGTGCCGCCGAGGGCATGAAGGAGGACAAGGCCAGCTGGGTCAGTTTCTTCCAATGGCTCCGCGGACGCGGCTTGGACGGTGTAAAGCTCATCGTCGGCGACAAGTGCATGGGAATGCTGGAGGCCGTGGGTGAGGTGTTCCCGGATGCCAAATACCAGCGCTGCACGGTGCATTTCTACCGCAATGTTTTCTCTGTTGTGCCTAAATCCAAGGTCAAAATTGTGGCAAAAATGCTCAAGGCGATCCACGCGCAGGAGAGTAAGAAAGCCTCCCGTGAGAAGGCGAAAGCCGTGGTCGCCGAGCTGCGCGCCATGAAACTGAAGGAGGCTGCCAAGAAGGTCGAGGACGGCATTGAGGAGACACTGACTTACTGCGATTTTCCCAGCGAACACTGGACCCGCATCCGTACCAACAACGTGATCGAGCGGCTGAACCGGGAGATCCGCCGCCGGACCCGCGTGGTGGGGACATTCCCCGATGGCAACTCCGCCCTGATGCTGGTCTGCGCGAGGCTACGCCATGTGGCGGGCACCCAGTGGGGCTGCAAGAAATATATGAATATGAAGCACTTGGAGGCGGCTCTGGACGACACCTCTATTGCCGGCTGACTTCACTCAGCCGGAGCCTGCAAATAAATTTGCGCATAAATCTTGACGGGACCGCCAAACCTTATCGTCACACTACCATTTCTCTCACCACACGGATCAGGGACACCACCCAGGACAGTGCCACGAGGCCCACCAGTACAAAGAAAATGCCATCTGCCAATGCAGTGTGCGTCAGATACCACGGGCGAAACACCGTGATCACCAGTGCGCCGTACAGCAGCGGCACAGACAGCCGCAGAGCCTGTGCCAGACGGACGATCCCGCCCAGCAGTGTCATTGCCATCATCAAAAAAGCATACATCATGTTCCATGCCTCCTTCTGCGATTTGTGGCATGTTACCATCAGCGGACAGACTTTGCAAGGGTCTGTCCTCCAATTTTTTGCATGGATTTTCTGCGATGAGGGTGTCTGGCAGACACCCTCAATTTCGGCGGCAGGGGGTCAATGAAACACCCTGCACCATCAAATTTTTTGTAGAATTTTTAAATTTCTGGTTATTCACCACGCTGTTTTTTCGGGTAGGACAATGAGGGGTGCGGCGCAGAAGCAGAGAACCGCTTTGGGAAACATTGCCGAAAGCGGTCAGGCGGTGCCCCATGCTGGCCCTGTGTTGCCCCGTGTGGGGCAGGAAACGCCGCAGTCCCCCCGAATAAGAAGAAAGAGGTGCAGCCTATCACAAGCAAATCACATGAGGACGAGTTCATCCGCACGGAACGCTTTCAGATCTCCTGCGGACGAGTGATTCGGGTGGTTTCTGTGTTCCCGAAACAGGGAACCGAGACCCCGGCGGACAAGCTGAAGGCATTGGCGGAACTGGAGTTTCAGCAGGGAAAGATGTGTGCCTAAAGGGCTGGACATTTCAGGCCGTTCAGGGTATTGTGGTATCACAATGCTCTGAACGGTTTGACCCAAAGGAGGACAAGAGACAATGTCAAACCTGAAGAAAACCGCCCTGTACTGCCGTCTCAGCCAGGATGACGGTCTGAAGGGCGATTCCAACAGCATTCAGAATCAGAAAAATATCCTGCAAAAGTTTGCAGAAGACCATCACTTTCCCAATCCCTGCTTCTATGTGGATGACGGTTTTTCCGGTGGAAATTTCCAAAGGCCCGCATTTCAGCAGATGATTTCCGACATGGAGAACGGTGAGATTGGAATCATCGTCACCAAGGATTATTGTGCGATAATAGGACTAAATCAGAAAGACCTTGAAAATCAAGGCATTCTGGCTTAGTCCCTTCTTTTTTTGACCGAAAACAAAGGACTTTCACAATAATCAAGCAAGCCGGAGTGTGCCGCTGCACACTTCCAGCAGAAGGAGGATATAGTGGGTGCTATCAAAGTCTTCTTGAAGGAGGTTCTGCTTCCAATCGCGCTTGCGTTCTGCCTCGCGTCATTTCTCAAGCCGATCTATATGCCTGACGGCGTATGTGACTACTTCCTTATGTGGATCTGCGTCGGCTTGCCATTCGGCATCCGGAGGATGTGCCTCTGGCTCGTTCCCAGCGGCTACGGTATCTCCGGCTCAGTCGGCATCTTCGCATTGAACTTAATCATAGGCGGTCTTATCGGAGGACTTGCCTTCTTCATCGGGCTGCTGCTCGGTGTCATTCATACCATCCGAGAAATCATCTGAACTACATCGTAAACGAAGAGGGTTTGTTTCTTCTCCAATTTGGAGTAAGAAGCAAACCCTCTTTTTTTGTTGCCCAAAAGCCGGAATTTTTGCTGGCGATGCGGCGAAGGAAAGGAGTTTTTAAGCATGAAACGCATGACAGCCGGTGATCTGCAAGCACTGGAATTGCTGATGCAGACCATACCCGGCTTTGAGCATTTTGACAGCGGCGCGGATGGCATTCTCCCTGAGTGCCGAAGCTGCCGCTTTCACCGTCCTCACTGGAAATATCAGTCCTGCGTGTTTGCGGAGTGTCCCTACTGCTGCAATCCCGTTTCTACACTCAAAAATCAAAGTGGCACATCTGATGCCGGAAAGGAAACCTGTCATGGATAACAAAATCGAAGTCTTCAAGAATGAACAGTTCGGTGAGGTGAGGACGATCCTCGACGGAGAAACACTTCTGTTCTGCGGCTCAGATGTTGCAAGAGCATTGGGATATGCCAGACCCGGCAAGGCAATTATTGACCATTGCAAGGGTGTCCTAAAACGGGACACCCTTACGAGCGGCGGTACGCAGTCCCTTTCCTACATTACGGAGGGTGATGTTTACAGGCTAATTGTCCATAGCAAACTCCCCTCGGCGGAAAGATTTGAACACTGGCTGTTCGATGAGGTTGTTCCCATGATCCGCAAGACCGGCTGCTACATGACGGAATCCCTGCTGGACCGCATTCAGAAGGAACCGGCGGTCATCATAGAGCTTGCGCAGACCTTGCTCAAGGAAACGAATCGCGCCAATGCCCTTGAAGCGGAGCTGGGCATCGCAAGACCGAAAGCCGATTACTTTGACGCCTTCGTCAATCCAGATGACTGCACCAACATTCGCACCACGGCGAAGGAACTGAAAATCCCGGAGCGCAAGTTCGTCAAATTCCTGCTTAACGAAGGGTATCTGTTCCGCTCTCCCTCCGGTCAGCTTCTTCCCTACAACAAGAAGAGCAACGAAGGACTCTTCATCGTCCGGGATTTCGTGACCTTCCGCTATACCGGCTCTCAGACCTACTTCACCCCGAAGGGCAAGAACGTCATCCGCATCCGCTACTTTGGAATCTGCGGCGTTGAAGTATCTACGGAAATGGCAGGGTGATCATGTGTCAGTCTATCGCGTCAATAAAACCCGTGACTTCACGGTCATGGGCAATACCCACCTGAGAGATAAGAACCTCTCCCTCAAAGCAGTCGGTCTTCTCTCAAAGATGCTGTCCTTCAACGACGGCTGGCAGTTCTCCACCCGTGGTCTTGCGGCACTCTGCAAGGAAGGTCCCGACGCCATACTTTCGGCACTCAAGGAGCTTGAGGAAAACGGCTACCTTGTCCGTCACCGTGGCAGAGATGATAAGGGCAGAATGGTCAGCACGGAGTTCGACATCTATGAGATGCCGCAAGCCGGTTTGCCACACAGGGATAATCCACACAGGGAAAATCCCGATGTGGAGAATCCAGACGTGGAGAATCCCCATAGGGAAAATCCCGCACAAAGAAATACTATCCAAGTAATTACACAAGAAAGAAATACTCTCTCAAAGAACTATCAATCCATCAATCTTGATGTGATGGACAGGATGGATGAGCGAAGCGAGTATGGAGAGATTATCAAAGAGAATCTTGACTACAACATTCTCTGTCAGGATCCGAAGTTCGATAAAGACCGCTTCCGGGAGATCATGGACATCATGCTGGATGCCGTCTGCTCTACCGCTCCGACCATC